TGTAGAGAGTCAAAACAAATTTGTTATAACTTTTGTGATAATGAAACCTGTGATTTAGGAGTTGGAATTGAGGTAAATCTTAGTGGTGATACCTTTTATGGTGTTAAGGATAATTTAATCACATATAGTTCAGATACTTCAAATTGGGTTTTATTAAGTGGTGAAACTACAATTGCAACTCTATCAGGATTTACATCGACAGAAACCCCTATCGGTACTTGGAATGTGGTTCAATCTGGTATAACGTCATTTGTTACAACCCAATCTACTGTTGATTGTTATTATGATTTATGTAACTGTCTCTCATTAACCGTTACCGAATTACAACCATCCGACTCCGATGTAATATTAAGGTATATGGATTGTTTTGGTATTTTAAATTCAACACCAGTTCAGAGTGGTGAAACAATATCTCAATGTATTATGGGTGATGCGCATAATTATGTAACAACCGCAACAACTATTAATTTTAGTGAAGAGGACTGTGAATTAATTTGTCCACCATTAACAACTTTTTATAATTCATACTCATTAACAACAACTACAACGACATGTCCACCTGTTTGTTTAAATCCAACAGGATTTTTTGCAAATAAACTTGAGATTATTTGTCAATTAGTTGATGGTAATGGTAGACCTAATCCTTCAGAATGGAAAATTATTGATTTTACTGACCAATTATTACCATATTTAGTTAGTGGACAAATCACTCAAGAAGCAATTACATCAACAACATTTGTAATTACTCCTCAAGACTACGATAACGCTCCAAGTTATGATTTAAATGATTACATACCTTTAGTTTCGGCTAACTATACAGGTACATCTTTAAACTTTGGTGATGAGTATTATTTCTATGGTGCATTAGAAACAGATATAATGGCAACAATATATGAAATGAGATATAAAATAAATCTTGGTCAATCTGAATTCCAATTATCATCAAATCCATCATGGAAAAATGGAAATCCTTCATATATTACGGAAATCGGTCTTTACGATGACCAAAAAAATCTTATGATTATATCAAAACTACAATCACCTGTTTTAAGACAAGGAATTCAGCAGTTTTTGGTAAAATTTGATTTTTAATATGAGTACAACATTAAAAGAAAGTCCTAAAGTTCTTGGTCTTGATGTGTCAACCAAAACCATAGGGTGGAGTTTATTTGATATCCAAACAAAACAACTACTAGAATTAACACACATTTCACCTGTTCCAAAACCTAAAGAGGAGAATAAAATAAAAGAATTACTTTTAAAAAGTGATATTTTCAGAACTAAATTACTCCAATATAAGAATTTGGGTATTACTAAAGTCGTTATTGAAGAACCATTATTAAATAGTAATAACATATATACTATCCAAACTCTTCTTAGGTATAACACTTTAATAACAAAAGAAATTTATGATGTGTTAGGTATTGTTCCTGAGTTTATATCAACATATAATTCAAGGAAAAACGCATTCCCTCATTTAGTTCAACCAAATGATAAAGGTAAACATGTTCTATTTGGTGGTTATCCAAAAGACTGTGATAAAAAAGAAATTATTTGGGAATTAGTTGCGAAAAGAGAACCACAAATTACTTGGCATTACACAAAAAACAATACTTTAAAGAAAGAAAACTTTGACCAATCTGACGCTTATTGTTGCGTTCTTGGTTATATGAAACAAGAAGGTATTTGGTAAATTATGTACTAATACATGGTTGATTCTCTATTAAAACACAACTAATAATAGGTGAACATGTACTCAAAGAATATCCTGTAGGACAGGAATAACCACTATTTTCACCTATTTCCCAAGTCTCACCTATATAGTCAGCAGTGGTAAACACAATATATGGGTCTAACTGTGTTGTAGATGTGAAACCTGAAATTACATCAGTATCTGCAGAATATATTTCCGCACCCATAGAAGCACTAGATAATAAATTCTTAGCATACATCTCAATAATGTGTGTACCAGCCGATAATGTTATTGGAAATAGATACCACGGTGTAAAGTTAAAACCGCTTTGTAAACTAATGACTAATTCTCCATCAATATATATTTCACCCAAGTCATCAACACCATAACCTATCGTATATGTTTGTGTATTTGTTAAATTAACACAAAATGAAAAACCAATCCATTCATTTATTGGATTTGGTGCATTTGTTGTCCAAATTCCAACATTATTTAATCTTCCGTTTAATATTGTCCCATCACCCCAAAGTGGATTAGTTCCAGTTGTTGAGTATGTTAAAGTATTACCCACCGCATCTTTAAGTATATTATATGTTTGCGCAGTTATCGGAAAGTTTAAATTTGTTATATTTTCAAACACATACCCGCCAACACTCCCATATGAGGCGTTTTTATTTCCTGTTGCCGCAGTATATGTTGTAACATTTACAGTTACCGAAGTATATGTAAATTTTTGACAACCAGTTGTTGTTGCGGTAAAACCTTCAGGACAAATACAACAACTAACACAAGATATATCATAATCAATGTTCATATCAACACTAAATCCAACATCAGATAATTGTACCTCAGAATTACAATCTGTAGAAACACTTATTTTATTATTTGGTATATCTATACTTATACTTCCAATACCATCAATAGTTGACAAAGTATTGTAAATAATATCCGCCCATTGTTGGTAAGATGGAACGTCATTATATGATGTACCAGTATAAAATGGAATCGTATAGGTATTTCCACTTAATGTTATAATCGCTTCAAATATGGCTTGATTTAATATACAATTTGTAAAACCAGAAGTTAAGTCATAATAACCTTCTAACAATAATTGTTTAGGTCCTTTTATTAATTGATTACCCGTAGATATAAAATTTTTATCACAGAAATTAATCAACCCACTACCATTTATTGGAGCGTATCCGTATAGTGTAACACTTCTTGTTAAAACACAACCATTGTCATCGGTGACTGTAAGGCTATAAGTACCAGCAGTTAAAGTTGTAACTGTTAATCCTGTTTGTCCATTAACATTGGAACTCCAATTAAGTGTAAATGGTGGTTCTCCATCTGTTATCAACGCTTCAACAACACCATCATTCCCATTAACAGGGTCAACCCCAAATAATGTAAAATCAACCGTAGGTGAAGCAGGTATCGAAATACTTAGTGTTTGAATACAAAATGCCGAGTCAGTTACTGTTGCCGTATAATTTCCTGCCGGTAAATTTGCAAATAATTGATATAAATTACCTGACGTTACTGTTAATACACCATCAATACTATAAACATATGGTGATGTTCCTCCACTACTTATTTCAAGTAAAATAGACCCATCATCTTGATTACATGTTGTAGCAGTTGTTGATGCCGATAGTTCAAACTTAACAGTATTTGAAATAGTATATGCACTAGTAAATGAACAAACTCCAGCACTATCTTGAATAGTTAATGTGTAAGTTCCTGACGATAATCCATTAAAACTATATGTTGGTGATGCCACCGAAACGACAGTAGAATTACTTAATGGGTCGACTAATGTGTACGTATAGTTAGGAGTTCCCCCTAAAACAGAAGCGGTTATTTTTCCACCCAAATCATTACAATTTGAATTTGTTATTGATACTGATAGGATACTAAATGAAGATGGTACTGATACAATTGTTGTTTCTGTTAATGTACATAATCCCGCATCTACCACGTAGATTGAGAAAAATCCCGCAGATACACCTGTAAATGTAACACTACTACTCAATGAAATTTGGATATCACCATTTGAACCTGAATAATAATATGGTGGAGTTCCTCCACTTATTGTCATGGTAACCTCACCATCCGCAATATAACAACTTGGCGGTACTACTATAAATGAAACTAAATTTGGAGGTGGTACTGTTGCAACGTAAGCGCTTTTTGTAACACTACATCCAACACCATCAGTTATTGTAACATCATAAGAACCAACTGTTAATCCTGTTATTGATGATGTTGTATTACCATTAGACCATAAATAAGTAAACGGTGAAACACCTGTTAATCCTGTTACAAATATTTTTCCAGTATTTTCAACACAAGTAGAATCATTAACAATAAAAAATCCAAAATCTAATGTTGTTGAACTTTTTATTATACAACTTTCAGATTTTCCTGTACATCCTCCACCGTCATCAGCAATAACATAATAAATACCATCATTTAATGATGTAAATGTATAATAATTTTGAGGAACAATAACTGACTGAATTAACCCATTATTTACTTCATACAATTCAAATGTAACATTCCCATATTGTGTTGTTGTTTCTGCTGTTAATACACCATTTGATAAACCACAAGTTGTATTTCCAATATCACTAATACTTACACATGTACCACTTGAAATATAAACCGTTATTGGGATTGTATTGTTAGTAGGACTACAAGAATCTGTTAGAGTGTAATTATAAGTTCCCGCTGACAAGTTAGTTTCGGTATATGCACTAACTAAACCAGTTGTTGTTCCTGAATTAGGTGATACGATAGTATATGTTGGAGCACTTCCAATTATATTAAATGTTACCGCACCTTGTGAATTATTACTACAATCACCAGTTATTGATAAAGTATATGTTAAAAGACAAGACATTAAAAGCAGTATATATTAAAGTTTATTCCCAAATTGAGTTCAAAATTAATCCCCTCGCTCGATTCGGTACATATTGAATTATAAACAACATAAGTGTCATCACTTGTGTAATAATAATCATATCCATAAATAGTTAAACTATCCAAAGCATTTGTCAACCCATTTAACCATTCATTATTAGTTGGGACACCATTGAAAATACTGTAACCAACACCATTAAAAAATGTTTCTTGATAAATAGGAACACCATCAATTTTAATTTGGATATACCATTCTGTTGTTAAACCATTTAAGAAACAATTAAACAACGAATAACCATTATTAGTTAAATAAGAATTAAGTACACTTGATAAAACATTTGATAAAGTACCAGCATCTGAATTTAACCAAGGATATGTATCACATTCAATTGTTTGTATATTACAACCTGTTGGAAATAAATCATCATTTGTAATACATGGTTTACAAGGAACTGGTACAATTTGGCAACCTTCTTGTCTTCTCCAAACAAATTTTTGTCTATGAAATATAGAATTTTCAAATTTAACACCCGTATTCCAAATTGTAGTAGCTGGAATCATTTGTTCAACTAATCTAATCCAATAATCACCCATACCTTGAACATATTCAATCATATTTGTATAGTTGAAGTTATTGTTCGGTATTCCCGTTAAATTTTGTGATTCAATATATCTCCAATAAATTGATTCTAATGTAGGATAACCACCAGATTTACCGTTAGTTGAAAATTGTCTGTTTCTAACGTTAATCATATTCTTCCAAAATGATTGTGCAAATTCAAAAAATGTCTTTCTTTTTGGTTGTGGATTAATAACAGTCCAATCCACACCTCCTCTGTGTGGATATTCAATATATGGATTTGGGTCACAGTATGTCGGTGGAACATATGATAAACCATAATTTGGTATTGGATAATTTGTTTCCCTTGACATAAACCATACATCATATGATAACCCTTGAGCCGGGTTCATAAATAAATCAATATTTTTAACATTGATAACATATCTATCATCGTCCGCAAAATATAATGCGTTAAAATTACCATCTAAGTTTGACCTAAACCCTATTTCAGTTTCAACCCAACTTTTATTGTTATCAATAACAGGTCTTAAACCAAATCCAACAGTCATATAAGGAAAACTTCTAAATCTTTCCAAATAAATTTGACCATAACTATATGGCACTAAACTTGTTTGGTAATTTGGATTTGACCCAGTAAATACACTGTTTGTTAAATCAACTTCTTCAGGTCCTCTGTGTTGTGGTGTTTGTTCAAACCAACCACTACCTATTTGGAAATAATAAATTTCTGTATTTTCAGGTGTGCTAGGAAACCCATCCTCATCCACAGGATATTCTTCTCTTGATATGTTAACATCAGTAAATGTAGATGTTGTTGTAAAACCAGTATATTGTTGACCAAAAATTGTATACACATCTGTTAGGTCTAATGATGGCGTATTTGTTACATATGTTCCTCCTGATATCTGTGCGTATTGAGTATAAAATTGACTCATATTTATTCTCTGTTCTGTCAGATATATAAATTCATTAAATTCAATTAACGCTTCCGGAGCACCTATCAATCTCATTAAAGTCTCAATAGATTTTCTTGTACCTTTTGATTTGAATAGAAATGCCGCATTTAACACTAAATTTTTATAAAATTGTGTATTTAATTCATCAGGGGTGCTTGGTATATTAACACCAGAATATACAGATTTTTCCTCGTTTTTAGTACCAAAAACTGAACTTAAAAAATCATCGTTGGTTATGGGAGATATATTTGTTTTCCAACCTAAAGTCTCCGCCAAGTTTTTTAACAATTTAGAAGGTATATCATTTCCCGTATTGTAATTTACCGAATTCATAAATGCAAGAGCATTTATGAATTTTCGAGTATCATCAAAACTTCTACCATAAATTTGTAGTACTTTTTCCATTTTTTGACCTATCGTGTCAAAGTCCTTGAAAGCACCTGTTGTTAAAAATCTTGAAACTAAATTTGTTTTATACAAATCAAATGATTCAGATATTTCATTTAAGTTAGTTAAATAATTTGTAAAGTTATTTGTTAAAATATCTAAGTTCCATATTCCGTATAACGGAAATGTTAATTTTGTATTTGAAATATAATAAGTTCCATCATCCGCCTCTATTGGTTGTTGAAATGTTGCAGTATATTTTGGATTTACGTTTCTATTTAAAAGAAAGTTTTCAACTTCATCTAAGTCTTCATTAAAAACTTTATTTACCTCATAATCATTTGGTCTGATAACTAAATTAATATATGTTAAAGATTCTCCTGAAAATGGATTACCTTCAACTGATAATTTCAAAGTACCATTTGTTAATGATTGTGTTGGTATAACTTTTTTTACACCATACCCTTCACCATTTAGATATAATGAATATTTTAAAAACTCAACAGTTAAATTCCTTAATGGTGAAACTGGTAATTCTCTTAATGATAAATTTCTTGTAGCGTTTTCAGTAAAGTCAATTTCGAATGGATTTCTTATTCTCGCAATGTCAAGTTCTAAATTAGTCTGATTTGTTGTTTCATCATAAACAATATTAAACGCAGTTGCTCCCGTTACATAATTCAAACCAATAAATGAAGATTCAATTGCACCAGGAAAATAACTGATAATATTCTGAACGGAATTTTCCATTCTTTTTACCATTGAACCAAACAATGTAAAATTAGATACCTGAGTTAAATCAAAATTAGGATAAACTTTAAAGTTGTTTTCAAGTATTAATCTTGCTTGTTCAACACTTTCTAAACCTAAATTCTCTAAATTTATTGGGTCTGAGAACACACCTGTTGAGAATTTTCTATTAATTTTTTCAGTTACTCCTTCAGTAAACTCGAAATTTCCTTGCGTTAAACCACCACCCGCAACAAGTTGTAATCCAACTAAGTTATCGGAAAAAGTTCCTGCTCCTGATGCAGTTTGTGGTGGACAAGTAAATTTTTTAATCGCCATTATTGGGTTATATTTGAAAAGCTTTTACTGAAATCAATATTATTATCTCTATCTTCTCTAACCTCAAATAACAACTTATTGAATTGGTCTCTAATTTCATACAAGTTGTACTGTCTGTAGATGTTATTCGCGGTATCGTAAATTGTGTAAATACCATCATCCATAGATTTAGTTTGGTTACCATAAAGAGCAATTGCCAATGTTGAGAAATCATGTTCCGCAATTTCAATATCCAATGTTATTGGATTAAAAAACGTATTTGTTACTATTATATTTTGATTCGGTTGACCAATATAGGGTATAGCATTTGGTTTATTCGTAGGTGCAGATGAAGGAGTTAATGTACAGAAAATTAAATTAGTATTATTATCAGTATATCTATACCTTATCGCTTTTTGTGAAGTGTTTGTTAAATTTTGAACAACAGGTTCACAGAAAAACGATGATGTTATAATTCTGAAAAAATTAGGTATCTTAGTACCATCAGTATTTAAATATTCAATTCTAAAACCAACCAAACCTTGATTAACAAATTTATTTCTGTATTGAGATGGGACTGAATTTAAATCAATTACTAATCCTCTAACGTTTGGTAATGCAGATAAAACACCACAATCCAAAATAGTACATCTAATTTGAGCGGGTCTTATAAATAATGTGTATATACCTATTTTATTAAATTGGTCAGCAGGTAATCTTAAATTATATAACCCCCCTAATATTTCAACACTATTAACACCTGTTGATGTATTATTAAAATATGGTTTTATTAATGCGAGAGAATCTAATTTTGTTAACACAAAATTATCAGTTTCATCCCTTGATGGGGTGAAATTTAAAATTATCTCAATATCTTCAGGACTCACGTCCGCCGGTCTTATTGTTCCGTAACTAGCTGTTGCCATTATTTAATTTTTTGTCTGTTTATCTATAAATATCATTTTTATGTTTTTATGATGACAAAAAATTTGTAACCATATTTTTCCAAGTCTCCAATATTATCAATTTCACCTAGTCTTTGAACTGATTCTAAAGCTGAGTTTTTTCCACGTTCTATGTAAACATTGGACTGAACTTGTGGTTCGTCAATAACATTTAATAAAACTTCATTTTTTGTAATTGCAGAACATACTAAATCATCTATAGTTAATCCTGAAGTTTCAACAACAAATAAAGTTCTTCCATCACTTAAATCATAATAATTAATATCATTTATTGTATATGCTGTATAAGTATTATCAAGTGAAGGACCATAAACTATACCAACAACACCTGATGTACCAGTAACAGGAACACCTATTAAATACTTACCCGCCAACAAAGTACTTTTAGGACCATAAACCTCCAAATCATTTATTGTTGATTGAGTATATCCTGTTATATAAAATGGTATTGGTCCAAAATCATCAAAATATGGGTCAGGTAAAATACATTCAGAATCACCTGAAAAAATATAATCATAAGATATTGGTGTTGCCGACCAATTACCACCCATAGGATGGAAAACAACATTTCCATTTGGATTATCTATTGTTGTACCAGTAATCGGAATATATACATCTTTTTTTAACACATTCCAACCCCAAGGACTCATACCTGACATTGTTATGGTATATACCGTTGGATTTGAGTATGCGTAAGTGTGCGAATAAAAATTAGGAGTTGTATTATTAACATATTGTATGACTCCATCACCCCAATCTATTTTATAATCAGAAAACTCCAAATATTTTTTAAATTCTTTATCAGATGTATTGGTAAAATTAATTGAATTACCAAAACCTGAAAAGATAAAATTCATCATAGTATCTTTCTGTAAGATATAACCATCAAAAACTGAGTAATATCCAATATCTACAGTATTTTCAGTCAATAAAATAGGTACTGTTAATCCTGTTAATAAAGATATTCCATTTGTACCACCACTAACCACTTCTGACATTGATGAATATACATAAGTAAATCCTGTTATCCTACCAGTTGTTGTAGTTGTAGTAATATCACAGCAAGGGTCATCTATTGGAATGGGTGTATTTGTACCCAAATCATAGTTTACCCTGAATACTGTATTAACATTCTCAGGTGATATTCTAATATGATACCATCTTTGTTCCATTATTCAGGGTTTATAAATTCATACCAAGATACGGGTTTATATTGATTCGTTGGAAATGGTACGTATTCCCCTCGAGGTTCATTTGTTAATATATCAAATATTTTATATGTGTGAGAATCGTAATCCAATTCAACTTTATAATAAAAATATATTGACGGGTCAAATTGAAACTTACTTGGAAATGATGACTGTGGTCTGGTTAGCATTCTTATAAATTCACCTTTTCTACCATCAAAAAACTTTGCAGACATATAAAAAGTATCAATATCTAAAAAATCTTTTTTTCTCAACCAATATAGGAAAAATCCTTCCTTGTCACCAACAAAATCTAAATTCATAGTTGGAATTTTTACTTGGACAGGTGGTCTTAAACTCGATATTACCGCAGTTTCTGTTAGACCTTGTTGAACAGGTAATATTACCGTAAAATAATTCGTTTGTGTTGTTGCGGTATTACTATCGTAAAAGTCTAATTTAAAAAATGACTTTGTAAAAGGGTTATCAAAATAATACAATTGAGTTGCAGAAAAACCTGACCAAGGATTAGAATTTGGCATATCCATATAACTAGACACCCAATTTGCAGATGTTGATGTGGTTACTGATATCGGGTCACCACTAAAGAAAAAGAATTGATATTGTAATCTTGTTGCATAATATGGTTGTTGTTGAAAATTACAATCTATTGTGTTATTGTATTGATAAGGTACGTGTGAGAATCTCGCAATTTCAAAATCTTTTGCAATACCGATAACCTCTCTTAAAACATCTTCTTCATATAAATCAATACTCTCATCTCTCCCTTCAAAATCCCATTTGATTTCGATAGGAATGTTGATGTATTCATCATTCTGCGGTATTAAAAGTCTAAATTTATTATTCACAAAAATCAATTAACGGGTCTGGGATTATTGTTTGTTCTATATAATTAGTTCCTTCAGGAATAATTCTAAAAATTATGTTTTTAAACGGGTAATGAGTACCATTCAAAAAAGGATAATTTACCCCTAAATTTCTACCATCCACAAAACCATAAGAATAAATGTCTCTCCATATAAATTGATTATTAGTTTGTGAATAATATGAATAATCAGGAATACCTTCTATTTCTCCAGGTGTTCCGTTTTCTATATAGTCCGAATAAACTCTTAATGTTATAGGATGGTGTGGTTTGTAATAATACCCATACGGATTTTGATAATACGGATAAAATGGTGGTAATTGTGTTGGAACTAAGACTGTAAACCATTGTAAATTGAAATTAAATTTATGATATAAATCCGAAATAACTCTTTCTCTTTGCTCATAATCATTCCACTCACAAAAATCACCATCAATAATTGTGTCTTTAGGTAAAGTTTGAACATATCTAAAATTTTTTACCCCACCTTGTGTTGTACAATATGTCGCAAAAGGAAAATTTGTTTTACAATTTGGATTTGAAATAGAATTCCACCACGCTGTCGGTAAATTATTTGTCGGATTTAATGGTAAATTGAATTCCCAACCTTGTTTCAAAACCCCATCAGTCCAACCAAAATATCCTTTCCATATAACAGTAAAAAATAACTCTGTTATAGGTCTCATTTGATTATCTCTAAGAGAGTTAATTAAAATATCAGTATTAAAAGATAATGTATATGATTGAGCACCTTCTTTTAGTGAAACTCTAGCGATTTTATTTGGTGTAAATCCACTACTTTCATATTTTTTCTTTATCCCAAAGATGTTCTGTTCAAATCCTGCATTTACTAATATAGCGTCATTAACATCTGTTATAATTTTATTTTTTTTAACATAATATTTTGATATAGTATCTGCCGAGTTAGAATCTAAAATAACTCTTTTAAGTGTACCTTTGTTCAAGTTGTTGAATGTCGTTCCTGTGTATCCGATATTGAATAAATTTATAACATATTCGTTACTTTCATAAGTTTCAAGACCTAGTGAATAAACTTGGAATAGTGATTGGTCTCTGTATGTTACAGTATTACCCGCAGAATCTTTTAAAATAACAAATTCACCAAGATTTACACCATGTTTTACACTACACTTTAAAGATATTGTAGAATTACCATTTTGTGTTGTGTTTTCAATTATATAAGGAATACCATCACCGCTAGTAAAATTTAAAGGATTATTGGGGTCTTCTTTAAAGAAAATTTGCATCGGTTTATTATAATCATTTTCATAAGCATAACTTATAAAAAAATTCCAATTATATGTCGAAGCACTTTGCGGTGAAAATAATATATGTTCATTAGGTGGTTGAGTATAACCTGTAACACTATAATCACTTCTAATAAAATCAAATTCGTTATATTGAGGTAACCCCGTCCACTCAACAGGTGACGCATTAGTTCCACACTCTAAATCGGCTGCGAGTTCAGGATTAACATAATAAAGATTATTTTCAAAAGGAACATAAGGACTATGACCCGCTAATCCATTTTCAAACAAGACCATAAATTTACCTGTCGGTCTGAAAATATCAGACCTTTGTCTTTCATCATCATACACTTGTTCTAATCCAACATCAATACTTCTCTCAAATTCAATTATTTCTTTTGATGTTTGAATTAATGGTACTTCAAACATGAGATTAGTGTCAGGTGCCGATTTGTACCTTAATGAACCTAAAACAACTCTTATATTATAATCGTAACTCATATTAATCTTCTGTTATATTTTCAAAACCAATCCATTTTCTAGCAAATCTATCCCAAGCACTTTTTCCTCTTTTCAATCCAAAATAAAAATGAAAAGGAGCACCAACTGTAACCGCTCTATCATAAGGCGCCGGATTTAAACTCCATGTTGAAACTTGAGCCGATAGGTCAGTTTCAGTTGTAGCCGTTCCGGGTGTTACTGAAAATATATATCCTTTAAAAAATAAAGATTGATTTATGTTGTTAGTTCTAAAATATCTTGATGATTGGTTAACTCTATCCATATTTTGATATTCTCTACTAAAAAATGATGTACCTCCTACAACGTCATCTTCACTTACCCAATCATTTTTTTGTGAACCAAATATTGAATCACCGCTAGAATTGTTTTTTATATCCCATTGATAAAATGGTACTCGTTGCGAGAAATTTTTAAAATAGTTAAATGTACAAATGTCTAAAGGATTTCCTGTTGGGTCAATAATTGTCCTTTTAGGTGTAATAAAATCTCTTATTTGAGTATTAGACGACCAAAATATACCAATAACACCATCACTAGCATCAGCTCCATTATAAAATATTGGGTCTTGATTTGGATAACTTGGGTAATTTTCCGCTTCAAATGGTGCAACACCCAACTCTGAAGCTACTGATATTGATTGAGCATAATCAGCATCAACCATTCTAATAAAATTGATTCCCGGTATTGCTTCACCTCTACTAAAATAAGCGTATATACTTGTTCCACCGGGTTCAAAAAATTGTTTTAAGAAACTTTCATTAACCAATCGACTTATAATAAACAAATTTAAAACTTCCTCAACATCACTATATGTTGTTGGATTAAGTTTGTTTACCACATATCCATCATAATCATCGGACATTACTATCTCTTGTAAATAATATGTTCTAGGTCCTAAATCCATTATTGTGGTTGGAAATAATAAGTTTCTCTTATTTCCACCAAATGGTGTATTGATTAATGAAACGGGAGCCGTTAACCCAATAAAAGAATCATTCGCAAAGTTATATGGCGTACTACGATAATAAAAACTATTTGTTGTATAATGTAAATACATAACATCAGTACAATAAACAGAGTAAGGACTATTAGGAGGGACTGGTGGGTCAGCAAAAGGACTTGTAAAATATCTCTCTTGTTTAAATGGGAACATATATAATGTACCATTAATCCAATTATTCGCAAACATATGTGACCATACATCACGACACGCACCAAATGTAATTTGTAATCTTGATATCCATTCAGTCAGTAATAATAAGTCTTTAGGTAAACTAACTAATGGATTGGTAACCCAAACATAACAACCATTTTGCATGTACTTTGTTCCACTTGGCGCCGTACTACAATCATTATTTTGGTCAATAGTATATACTTGTATTTCAGTATTATTTGGTGCAGGATTTGTATAATAACATCCAAGTGGTACCATACCCGCACAATCGAATGTTTCAAACAATCTTTGAGTGTAGTTTTGTGTTTCACCTGATACATCAAGCAAAGTAGCATTACCACTTGAAGGAACATTGTTAGCAATACCTTCTGTTGGTAATGGTACACCATCATCAGTTAGTAAGAATATTGAGAATTTTTTATTCGTATGTAATGGAAAACTATTCGATAAATTCAAACTAACAGTTGATGAGGTAGGTAATCTATCAGACCTCATAACTATTTTTCTTGAATTCACACCGGCGGTTAAATTGTAATTTAATGAATATGATGTATTATAATAAGATGGCGCATAATAAGAACCAATACCTTTAGCATCAACATCAGGACATCCCGGAGTATTAGGATAAATTTCGTCATAATAATAATACATGACTGAACCACCTTCTACATTCTCATTATCTAAATAACCTCTAAATTTACCCGCAGTTCCTAGTGAACTAACACTATTAGAACTATATACATCTCTACCACCACAAGCATTTAGTGCAAACTGCCACTCATATTGAAATCCATTCATTTGATTAAGTGTGGGATATATTCCCGCAGAAACTGATGGAATTGCAGGTCTTAATCTAAGTGGAGAACTAAGACAAAAAGTTTGTACTGTAGGGCAATAAATTTGGGATTCAGGTTGAAAAGTTAAAGTAGTACTATCCAATTTTGAATAATATTTTGGTAAATCAGATGTAAAAGCTGAAAATCCAGCATTTCCACCAATAGTTGGTTGAAAATGAAAGGAATTATAATATATTGGTTGAGAACCTCCAGGGTATGTTGGAGTATCGTACTGAAAAGAGCCGGCAGAAACTTCATGCCCAATACTTTGTAATCCGGGTTTTATTGGGTGATTTAGTTTATAATCTCCACTAACAACAACACTACCATTTGGAGATGAATGACCGAATAACATACTAAGGTCATATTCACATTTATTTCTTACTGAATTTGGGTCAACACCTCTAACCAAAAATACAATAACTTGATTTGAACCTTCTTCTGTTAAATCAATTGGATTTCTCAAATATGTATCAGTCCAAGTAGATTCTAATCTTAATTGATAAAATCTCATATCATTACCCAAAAATCTATCTCTAAGTGAATAAGGATTTGATACACATGTACCTGAAAATACATTATAAGTCATCGCAGTAATAACCTGAAAATACTCAATATCCATAGGAAATTTATGGTATAATTCATTTGTACTTTCACCTGAAATAAAATAATTCACTGGTACACCAATGTTTGGGTTATTAGGATTTGCGTAAGTAATTTGTAAAGTTGAAACTCCATTATAAACAGAAGTGCCCGTTATACTCTTTGTAAAAAATTGATTATAATTTATAACACCTGTTAAATTTATATCTTTTGACTGTTCAAAATCTTGAAAACAAACCAATTTACCCGGAGTAAATTCAGATAATTGGTCAGGTTGTAAAGATAATACTAAAACATTATCCAAGTGACAATTTGTACCTGGCATTAAAGATGTTAATGGTAAACTACTAGCATTTAAATCTGAACCAAATCTAACTTTTATTCTATTTACACCACCTCCCGGATTTGTTGGAGTTGTGGGTGTATCAAAATATTTCGCCTTAACATTAAATAAATTTAATCTTTCTTGTTCAGTTAAACTTGTTGTAAAAATTTTTCTATCATTACCACCTGATGTTGTATATCTTTTCATCTGAGGAGCCATACCTGTTGATGATTGTGGATTTGGTGGTGTTGCAATTGATTGTCCCGCGAAATTAGTACTCAAAGGTATTGATAGTGGTTCATCAGGTAAAATATAATTATTAACATTGTAATAAGGTGTCAAAATTGAATAAATTCCAGAATCAGCAACCGCTTCGTCAGTAATAGCATTCGCAGGGTTTGATTCTCCCCCCCAATCTAATGTTTCACCATCTTTGCAGGAACACATCTCACAATCAGGGTATGGTAAATTAGGTACTTTGATAAATGCAAAGTTTTTCCATAAATCAAATATTTTTTTCACATATTTAAACGATTCTCCAACAGAATCACAACTAACAGCACCAAAAGATAAAACTCTAACAATCCAACAAACAGCATAAACAATTACTAATATGATACCCGCAATTACCCCTAAAATAGGTCCTAAAATATATCTAAGTAAAAATGCGACAACGTGTGAAACAACTAATAAAGCATATATTACAGGTTTAAAAATAAACATCGCAATAAGGAATAAAAGATATATAAAATCCCATCTATAAAATGCGTCATTAGTTGGGAATCTATTATTTTCACTTTGACATTCACTATCCAAAATGTGTTTTATACCTGTCATTCTTCTTGCCGCAACACCCTTTCTGAATTTGTCGAGCATTTGTGATACAGTATACACTTTATTATAAATCATAGGATAAAAAGTATCTACACAATCTATACCATCTTGAATCATTTGTAGACCTTCTGTTGTACCAGTATTTCCATAATCATTCCAATCTAAACTAAAAGCATATGAAGCATGAATATTACTTAAATTATTTTGTATCGATTCTAATGGATTATGTCCATGCTCCTTAATATTAGGAACTAAGAAATAACCTCTTCTAACAGTTTCAGATAAACTTGGTGATTGATTCCATTTTATTTTAAAACGATATTTTGCTTTGGTTGGAATTCCTTTTTTTGGGTCATCTGATAAAACTTGTTCGCCAAATTCATTTGTTATTAAATAATCTAAATTCATTGGTAGGTCTAATAACCAAGCTCCATTATCGTCAATAACTTGCCCTCCTTGGTCTAAATCAACTTGTTCTAAAACAGGTCTACCATACTCATCTTGAAAAATTGTTTGTCTAATTGCTAATATTTCTCCAGGCCCTGCAACCAAATCACATAAATGACCTTGTTTTAATTTTGGTTTACATCCTTTTTTTATAAATTGCGTATCATTTGCCGATATAATTGACCCCATAAAAATAGATGTTGGCTCAATTAAAATATCCGCCTCTGAAGACAAATCAAAGTCCGTTCTAGTGATTCCTAAATTACAAACTTCAGGTTGACCCCATAATGGTTCAACCTCTATTGTTTTATTTATAGTCACAATTTGAGGAAGATTTGCTAAATTTGGTGAAGATTTAAAATTAACACCAGCAACTTGGGATTCGGTTGCTCTACCCATTCTAATTAAATCTTGTGGAGATAATGAAAAATCACCAATGTCTGATAAATCAACATCTAAGTGGATTGTTTGTGTACCAACAGGTACACCAAAAATCATAAAATCACCACTTGAGTTAGTTACCGCATTATATTTGTAATACTTGTCAAAAACTTGAATTAAAGTAGTATCCGTTAATACGTCTTTACGAGTGAAGAACGTACCTGTAGGTATGTGCGCACTATATGATGGTCTATACGGTAATAAATTATATCGATAACCATCCTCGTTAAAATCTGATAAAGTTCTATATGGATATAAATCACTTAAAATTGGATTTACCGCATCCTCATCTGTTAATGGTATAAAAATAGATACCTTACAGTTCGGTAAACCAAATCCATCATTTACAGAAACTCTACCTATTACAACACCATAATCTGAACATGGTCTTGTGTATATTTGACTCTGTAGTATTTTTAAAGATAATATCTCGAGAAACTCAAAATCTTGGTCTAATTGTACTTTTATTGACTTATCGACACCAACTTGGGTTCTTATTCTATATGATTTGGACATTAATTAACCTTTTAAGATAAATAGTTTATTGTCTATTTTCAAAAAAGATATAACATTTTTTGATAAAATAAATTATCAAGAGAAATTAACTGTCTTGATATTTTTAACTCGGACATTGATATCCTTACTTGGAAATCTTACTTGATATGTTTGACTTGGCTCCGCAAAAATTGTATCATCAATTAATTCGATTTGTTTTGTTGTTGAATCCAAATATCTTTGAGAAGTTTGTGAAGAAGAGTATTGTCCTCCAACTTTGTTAAACACTTGAATATCAGATAATGACACTACACCATTTTCACTTTGGATTAATCTTCTTAACTCAGATATATTAACATTTTCACCCATTTCTCTATTCGCAGGGTCCATAAAATCTGATGTTATATCAATTATTTGTGAAATTACCGCACCTTGGTTTTGTGAATTATCCAAAACAACATCAATATTGAAACCTAAATCAATAACGTTAGCACTTTCAATCGAGATATAGTCATTAATCATTCGATAATTTGATAGATAATTCGCAACATTATTTTTCAAAGTGTTAGAAACGATTTCTGTTAAACTACCAGTATCATCATAAGCTAACATCTTTATTTTTATCTTGTTATTCTCTTCTAAAATAGACACTTTAGCAGGTGCACCATACTGTGATGGCATTGTTCTAATTATTGATTCATAATCACTAACTGTCACCGCTCTATTTTGTGCTGCAAAGTTAAATGATACAAAACTTCTAACTTCTTCCGTTGTTGGATTATTTGCACCTCCAATTGCTGCTGTTACGTTGTTACATCTCAATGAATTAACCACACTTGTATTTGTAGTGTCAGAAGGTCCGTTAACAGTAAATGATACCGTACCAATCTGTGTTATAACACCTACACCCAAGTTACTTGATGTACCACCACCAATTCTATATTGAACAAATAAAGTAGTATTCGCTTTCAATGTGCTACCTAACGCTAAATTATTTGAATATTT